GGCGTATCAGATCTTGTATAGCGTACCTGCGCTCTATCTGATTGCGGAATATCCATCGCCCAATAAAGATTATAATAAATAGAGTCAGACTAAACGTGTTCTGCCATAGGAAATCAGTGACCTGCGGTAGAGCTTCCTTAACCAGAGTGTGCGGAGCTAAATGAATAGTGTAGGCCTTATCATTCTGTGGTACATTCATGTTTGATGGGGCATTCCTCAGGCCTTTAAGTACATCCTTAAGTTAGTGTCTAAGTGCTTCTAGTTTTATATTTATTCACGAGGACTTTGTAGGTGAATTATAATTATGATAGTCAATTAGGGCTTGCCTGTATTACTGATACTGAGCGCAATATTAAGGTATTCTGTCCTGTGGCCCGCCCGGGGCAGAGGTATGAGGCCACTATAGCCTATACTATGGCACGATATTCTCGCAGTGCTGAGTCAGTAGAGAATCTACTCAATGAGGCGCGGGGAGTAGATGCAGATAAACGTCTTCATAATATATTCTATAATTATGGTCACGGTAGTGTACAGGGCCTGGCCACGTTATCAGTGTGCTTTGAAGGTATTCCCCTATGGTTTGCGTTCTATCTGTTCAATACTATGCCTCTAGGAGCAGGGCAGGAACGCAGTACTCGTTATCAGAAGATGGGCGATTACTATAGAGTCAGTGATGAGTCCTATGACAAGTCAATGGACTATCTATTCAGCGCATATGAGGAGCTCTATGAGCCCACTCGAGAGGCATTGGCCCGCGCTTACGACGTAGACATGAGCGATAAACGCCAGGTACAGGCGCTGGATGCCCGTACGCTGGACTGTACGCGTTATCTATTACCTATGGGAGCCCGCACTAGTCTGGGTATCACATCGGATGCCGAGACGTGGAGTCGATTCATCAGTGACCTACTGAGTAATCAATTTAACTCGGGGCCCGATGAGTTATACAGTGCCATTGGGCACATGCTGAAGCAACTACTGGGTGGTTGTCCTGAGCTAGAGGCCCAGGGCTACGTAGCAGGTGCCCCTGGGCTCATACGTCATGCAGAGGCACGGCATGACCTAAGCGTTAGTCTAGGTAACATGGCGCGGGCAGCTCAATCATCTCTCACTGTTAATATGAGAGATGAATATTATCGCTCAAAGCTAGTAATTGTACAGGAGCAAGACTGCGATATCGTTGGTAACCTCGCCCTATTACTTCAGAATGATGTGTACCGGCCGGCCCTAGTCCTATCTACTAGTAGAAGACTATTAGCTACGCTGCGAGAGGAGCTGACTACGTGGCGGCATTACGATAGATTACCTACTCAGTTCAATGCACCGCATATGTACATGAGTGGTTATATGGATGTGGGTGCGGCCCGCGACTTCAATCGCCATCGCAGTATATGGCGGTACTTTCCTGCTCTAACTAATGTAGAGCTATTACGGGGGGATGCTGGTTATACTCTACCACTCTATATAGAGCACCTCCCTATAGCTGAGCGTTATAGAGAGGTGCTGGATAAGTATTACGAGACACTAGGCGGCCCCGCTATACAGTATCGTATACCACTAGCCCATAATATACGATACTGTATAGGTGGCACACATAAGCATATGGCCTATGTGTGCCAGCTTCGCTCTCGAGTAGGGGGCCATATCAACTATCGTGTGATAGCTAATGAGTGGGCCAATAGTATAGCTGAGGTTAATCCACTATTCGACCTTACTCACATCATACATGTAGTCGAGAATGGCCGAGATGAGTTCCTGAGTCGTTAGAGCGCGCGTACTAGGAGTATAGAGCCGTTTGGCGCGTCGACTTGATGGGCATAAGGGATGCGGAAGTGAGTAATAGGAGTCTGAGCCGTGTTGAAATAGGTACCTATCACCGCGAATAGCTCTGGGTATTGTGTTCTACTGATCTCCTGCCCATTCAGTGGTAACCAATTAGTAGGGCGCTGCTGCGTTACGTAAAGAGGCCACCACAGGATCATAGAACCTACGGGGGCGCCCGCAGTCGCTATGGCCTGGTTAACCCAGTCTACTCGAGCTATACTGTCATTAGTAGTGGGCGATACAGTACGGGGGTTACCCGTTAGGAAAGGACTATCTATATTAGCCTTAGTGTTCGATAGATTAGTTACTTGTGTCTGTAGACTACCTACAGTATTCTGTAATGCTACTATCTTGGGTATCTCTAGATTGAGCTTGTCATTTAAAGCGCTGACTGTGGCATTGATGGTGGCTATCTGAGCAGTTAGTTGATTACTCAATGTAGTAAATTGAGACTGTAGACCACTGATGGCAGTTGTGTTAGTATCGCAGCATGTCTGTAGGTTCTTAATTATAGTTAGCTCACCTATGACAGCAGCTAGGTTATTAATTAGATCATTGACTAACTGCTGTATGTTCTCAATGATCCGCCGTAACTCACCGTCACCGAATAGATCGTCGCGTAATTCCTGTAGTTCATTCTCTAGAGTGGCTATATCAGCCAGCATGTCGGCAATAAATGCAAACGCCCGCACTGTGTCAGATAGATCGTATATAGTATTGGCGGCCTGTGTTCCCGTATGATTGGCGCGATTAGCAGCCTCTAGAAAGTTATTGTCGAGTTCAGCACAAGTAAGAGGACTTCCCTTACTCACCGATAGTATAATTGGCATAGAATTGTAGCTAGTGGTTAATATGGTTATACTATCGGTGTATGGCGTTCTGTAAGCATTAGAAAGGAGATATCAGTGAGTAGCGAAATGTGGCATATGGATATAGCAAATCCCTATCAGGTGCCAATTACTATATATAGTGATTGGCACCACCTAAATGATATAGTCCTTAGGCCTAATAGTGGTCTAAGGACTAGCTACGAGATAGAGGATGGATACGAGTTATATATTAGTCGGCTCTATCGAGTTAAGCCTAATGAGGCGCCTAGATTGTACGTTGGATACCGCATAAAGGATTAAATTAATGCAATATTCAGTTGAACTTAAGGGTACGCGTGGTAAATTGTATACACAGCTTTTTACTAGTTATACATTTACAGATACCACGCTGCCCCGCACCATTACTCTAACCCTAAGCCCCGGCGCAGAAGTATCGATTGATCTAATCGATATTACTGCGCTACAGGTAATAGGTCTCTCGTGTGAGACAGGTTCTGTTAACCTCAGTGTTATCAATAATGGTAGCTCTATTATTAATCTACCAAAAGTAGTAGCTGGCTCCTATCATTTTAATAACGTAAACATAGTCGATGCTAAGATAGAACTAGAAGCCGTAGGCACTGCGCCCGTACCGCTACAGTTAGTATACGCCGGCGTGGCATGACCTGTCCACTAAAGTGGCAGCAGGCCTGCCGTAATCTGGATATAGCATGTCATAAATGTAGAGCTGAGATAGGAGAGGGTGAGCTGGCCTATTTACCACTGGCTGGTAGCCCCTCTATTAAGAGTCACCCCGCATATGAGAAGCCCCCTCCGCCCCCTCGCAAGCAGACTAACACTGCATCGCAGCAGACTAACACTGCATCGAAGATAGGGCGCGCTACTGAAAGACGCGTATTACGGGATCTAGGTGCAAGAGCAACAGTGGCCAGTGGGGCCATCTTCGGAGACGGGGATGGCTCTATTGTTATAGATGGGGAGACCTGGCGTATAGAACATAAGACACGGGTGGCCCGGCGTAATACACTAGGCCCTACTGAAGATGAGTGGGCTACTGCTCAGGCGCAGGGGTGCCGCCTATTCATCACTACTCATAATAATCGAAGTGTCGTTACCATGGATATAACTGATCTCAAGAGCCTAGTCGTATTGCCACCCGAGTTTACGGAGGGCGTTAACGAAGAAGCGGGGGGCCCAGCTCACTCGAGCGATGCCGAAGTCGCGGGGCAGCTCGAGTAGCACATTCACTGCCTCCACCTGTAGACCGAGTGCAGCGAAGGTGCGTTCGATGCTCAACTTAACAATACTTACAAAGTACGCGATGGGGTTCTTAACGAGGCGCCCTTGCCGGTTGAATGGAATAGTCTTACCATGGAGAACACGGCTACCGCACTCACTACGGATTGCCTGAGCCACAAGGCAATTCTCCATCGGCGATACGTAGATAAGGTTACGGGGATGGTTGTTGAGAGGATTATCATCAATGTGGTGTACCTCTACCTCTCCTCGACGAGCGAGGAAGCCATTGCGGTAGGCCTTCCACCCCCAGTAAGCGTAGGCAACAACCTGATGGAGGCCAACGATAAGTCGCTGGGTATTCGTAACGTGAAATTCAAAGAATCCAACTAGGTGTAATAGCTGATATAAGTGAGAATTACGGGCCGCGCGCAGAACTAGGTAATCCCCCTGTTTAGAAGCCTGATAGGCCTTATCTCGCAGGATTGACTTCAGTGCCTTCAACGCTGCCTTGTTTACGTACCGTATTTGGTTGAACATGGTCAATGTCTGTTAGGTGAGTAGATACAACAATACAGCCGTGGTTCTACAACCCGGCTTAGATTAATGTAGATCAGAACTGAGTTGCCCCAGAGACACAATAGGTCTAGCGCACCAGCGTAACGGAGGATGTTTCCCTCCGTCCTACTCGCTGGCGGCGTCCACTAGAGTCAGAATTAACCTACCGCGCTTGACGTAACCGATGCCAAGTCTTGTACATTTAGCCCTATCTTGTTTACTTGAAATGTCGGTTTGAAGGCTCTCGGTTTTACCGATGAGATGAAAAGCCGACCAGTATAGAACGGCGAAGCACGATTAATATTCTGGGGAGTCTTGGCTCTCCACATATTTTTTAAGTTGATCTATCGTAACGCCACCACAACTAGCCACAAAGTAAGCTCCTGTCCATAATACTCTCTTGTCTTTCCAGTAAATCTTCTTTAAATGGTCACTGTAGTTATCCCACAAAAGCTTGCTTGAAGTAGATTTCAAATTAGCAATTAACCCGCTTAGTAATTTATGGGGGGGATAAGTTAAAAGAATGTGGACATGGTCAGACTCACCGCTAAACTCTACAATACTGGCATCCCATTTATCAGCAATAGACTTAAAAGCCTCATTTAAGAACTCTAAATGTTCTTTCTTAAATACTTTTCTCCGATATTTAGTCACCAACACTATATGAACAGTAAGATTAAACGTAGCCCTGCGGGTCTTAAAGTAATTGGGTTCCATGCCTATTGACAACTTGTACGGTGAGATGATATAGTGAT